ACTAATATTTTTACTATCCATATTTGTTTCTAGACCGACACTTTGTAAAGTTAATTATAAATCTTTTAATTAATACCATTCCACATGAATGTTATAGATAGTATTGTTAGGATTCTCATTGTATGGTGTGAATGATGTCTTTGTAAAGCCGCGACACTTTTAATTAATCGCAGCATTTTACAGGGGTTGTAATTATTCTCTTTGTATAGCGCGAATAATGAAGTCTTTGTAATACATAAAACCTTTAATTATGATTTATTATAAACTGTATATGTAAACAGTTATTCTAGCTAAATGCAATACCGCCAAATCCTCCTATTATACGTAATATATTGTATGATATAGCAAATACGGAAATAATTACATCAGTATCGAGCCTGATATCATCGGCACTATTAGGAATAACATCAGGTCTGACTTCCGAAAGATTATATTTAAATAAATTACTGTCAAGTGTAAAAAACATAACAACACCTGGTATTCTCGAAAAGTTACATGTACCAGATGGTTGTAATTCTTCCGGGTATAATCCGAATGTATATAAATTTATACCGTCTGCCGGAGTGTTGCGATGTTTAAGTGTCTGATAATAATTAAAATAATTTCCATCAAATTTATCTATTCGTGTCTGATTATTAAGATTCAGTGATGATTCCAAAAATGGATTATTTTCTCCCGACGAATCGACTGAATATATTGTTGGGTGAGATTTTGTATAGGGTGACGTATCTTTTATGAAAGATGTTTTTTGGGCAATCCATATTAACTCTTTGCATGGATGCCGGAAATCTAGTTTTATACTTACATTATTTTGTAAAATATCTTTAAATTTAAGACACTGGACAGTTTCTATTAGATATTCATGTGACGACTGAGCAAATTTTTTTCTTTCAGAGTGCTCCATAAAAACATAGTCCATTAGTATCCGTGCATCAAGTTTGTACTTATTGTCATCCCATATATCATCAAGCGATATAAATACTTCTGACCCATTAGTATCTACAACTCTCTCAATATAACAACATTTCGATAGCGGTGCCAACTTGATATTTATAACAACATCACTATATTGCAGAGCTATCAATGGTAACGCTAATCCATTATGTCTGTTAAACCAAAAATTAAGAGGAATATAAAGTTTATACTCTGGTTTAGATTTTCGATCAAATGTAGTCATTTCAGAAACATTTCCGATCATTTTAAAATACATCTCTTCTTGTTCTTTATTACCAGTCAATTCATACCATATATCAATCCATTGGCCGTAATGTCTATCAATACGTTCACCACCAATATATACATCAATATAATCAATCATCGAATGTCCGAGTTTCTCAACCCATGCGAATTTAATATTCTCTGATGTTTGTTCTGAAACTTGATCCTTATACGCTATGATATCGGTAAAAAAATAATTCTGAATCTTAACGCTATTATTTATCGCATTATCTATAATATTCATTATATAATCTTTAGTTTTATTAGATCCTCCGACAATATCATTTCTAATATCATCAAGTATCACAAATAGATTATTTTCTAGTCTCGATATCTCTGGCGTGGCAGAGACTAGTGCTGAATAATTATTTATAATTGTACTTTTGATAGTTTCTACACCGGTTGAACCTCCAATAGGTGCATCTTGAAACTGTTCCAACGCAGAATCAATTACTGTAAGCGGACTTACATTCAAAGTATGTATATTTTCATATGCTGCTCGATATGCTTTAGTATTTAATGACATAAACTTTATTATTTTATTGTAATTATCAAGTTTTCTGTTTAATTCGGATGTCGATACTTGTGTAGATGGTAACCCGATGCTAGATTTTTTTATTGCAATTTCTGGAATAATCACCTCTAGATATCCTTTGTGTATTGCATCTCCGAGCGGGGGTATAATTATTTCGGATTCTTCGCCGAATGTTAATTCATTGTCAACATCGATATATATAGATTCTATGCTAAAATTTGTGTGTCGACGATATACTAATTTAAAAAATGTTATTTGGGGAGTTCCTGTTAAGTATAAATCACCACTGCCATGAGATACAATATTAATTAAACCTCCTGCCATTTATAATTAATGACGATAAAAAAACACAATCGGTTTATATTCACTGTTTATTTGAGACAAATGTACATTTTTTTATATATAGTGCGGATATTTTGTGCATAACTACGAATATTTATGAATATTTATCGTATATATGGCTTAATAAATGATAAATTTCGGGACAATCATATATATTTTAGTCGATTCCCCTTTGCAGAAACAATTAAAAATAAATTATTTTTATGATGATAAGATAGTAAAATTTTAAACCCGCACTTTTGCACTTTTAAAAAACAAAGTTGGGAGCTTGAGAAAACTCTGCCAGATTTTATTTAAAACCTAGAATTACCCCCCCGTGTATTTCGCAAACAGTAAAAATAGAAAAGTTATATAGAGTAGTATTTCAACTTAAAAACGTCGCCAAAAAGTTAGCATTTTTGGCCCAAAACAGCGCTAAAAGTTAGCATTTTATGCAAAAACGACGCCAAAAAGTTAGCTTTCGACGCCAAAATTAGCTTCTATTTTAAGCTAATTTTTGGCGACATTATATAAAACGACGCCAAAAATTAGCTTTTGTTAGCTTTTGGCGAAATTTTTGGCGACGTTTTTTGGCGCATATTTTTGGCGAAATTAACGGTTATTTTGTAAAAAATATTTTATATGTATTTTTTAATATGGTTAATCATTTGTGTTCAAAGTGCGGAAAAACATTTATTCGTAAATCTTATTTATTAAAACATATTAATCGCAAGTTTCCATGTACGCAATTAATCCAGGAGAATAATGAGTTGATTTGCCGATGTTGTAACAAATTTTTTAAACATAAATCATCACTATCTAGACATATTAATATATGTAACAGTACAGATATTGTTGATAATAGATCCGTAAATACATATATTGATAAGCGTGCAATTAATAATACTAATAACAATCTTAATGTTGATTGTGATGTAAAAGTTGTAAAATTCGGTAACGAGAATTTGTCTTACATATCTGATGATTTATTTAAGCAGATATTGGGGCGGGGGTTTCGCGCAGTCAGTGAATTTATTGAACATTCTCATTTTAATAAAAAACACCCAGAAAATCATAATATTTATATTGCCAATATACGCGACGAATATATCGTGATATATGATGGCGATAAATGGACTATAAATAGACGAGATGAAATGATGGAAGATATTATCTATGCAAAATCGGATTTTTTGTATAGAAAATTTAAAGAACTTGTCGGCCAAATGAATCAACCAGATATTGACAGATTTATGCGATTTATGCACCAGCGCGATGATGATCAAACCATGAATAGATTAAAAGACGAAATAACCTTACAACTATACAACAATCGAAAATTACCGCAATATATGAGAAAGAAAATGGACAAATTTGAACGTGAAGTATTAAAACATATTAATATATCCGGCGATAATAAAATAGATAAAATAGTAAATATGTTAAATGGTCTTACCAATGACAAATTATCTAAAATGGAGCAATTACTGAACGATTACTTGTGATATCACTTTATCGCAAAGGGCGATCGTATTTACGAGTATTGCTGTATGTTTTCGGCCCGCTATCCCCTGTGTTGTCATTATTATTGCTCCTACCACGGTTGCCGTTCTGATTGACAGAGTTTTTTCTAGAGCGGACAGTATGCCATTGTCCATCATTCTTATTCTTTTTCACATCCGTGTTCTCAGATTTTCCCTTAACACGGACTTTCCTCGCTTGCTTAAGCACTGGTTTGACATCTTGGTTAGTGTCAGATGTTTCTTGACCAGTGGAAGAACCCTCCGCGTTATCGGCATTTTCAGTCTGTTCAGTCTGTTCAGTATGTTCAGTCTGTTCAGTCTGTTTAGTCTGTTCAGTCTGTTTAGTCTGTTCAGTCTGTTCAGTCTGTTTATCAACAGACTCGTCATTCTGATCTGAAGTCACAACTGGTTCGACCTTTTTGACAACCGGATTTCCGTTTTTCCATGCATCCTGAGGAGGTGGACCGACAGGTTTCAGTACTGTAAATTTCCTGGTCCCGCTACTGTGTTTAGTATGTGTAACATCGCTTCGTGGATTTTTCTTAACAGTATATCCTTTGGATTTGTCAAACGGCGCAGTGTGTCCTTTGGATTTGTCAAGTGTCGCAGTTTTAGAGAAAGAGTCAAGCTTCTTTTGCTCGTATGCTTTCTGCGATGCTGCCTTCATTCCTACCATAACAGACTCAACTTCTACGAGTTTTTCACTAAAATTAAACAGTTTCCAGTGGACATTTAGCAATTCACGCGCAAACTCTCCGAATTCGAGTGAACTTCTCTTGTTGCCGGATCTGTCATCAGTGTATGTGGCAGTGTCAAACGTCCATTTTTTCATTTCGAGATTTCTCGGAAACATTCTGGCACATGCACACTCAACATACAGCCGGAATGCTTTTACAAGTTGCTTGAATTTTGCTACATCTAGTTTTACGTATGTCTCGTCTTTGGTAAGATATACATCGCTGTTAGATTCGTCTTTTTCGCACTCTACTCTGAACCTATAACCAGTTACAGTGGATTGAAGGAATGAATTTCCGCGATATTTATTTCGTAGATCAATAACTTTGCGTGCGAGTTGCATTACACTTACTACGCCCTTGCTTGTAGACAACCCTACATAAGCCTTCATCAGTTCGCGAGAAGCTACATTGTGTCGGTTGGTAAAGCATACATATGCATCGGCAAGTAGGGTGCATGCTACTTCGTACGCGTTAGTTCTTGATAGCCATTTGCGATCAAATTCCATTGCATGGAAATATACTCTGGGATCACTCTTGTTATATTGTGTAAATTCGTCAAAATAGTCCTGAAGTTTTTGCTCAGATTCTGACAATTTTACTGCAGGTGTTTCAGGCACAACTGTTTCGGCAGATTGATCTGCGGATGGTTCCATAGAGGCCCTAGGGCTAGTCGTGGGGGTAGTTGCAGGGGTCATTACTTGGGCCTGTTCGGTGATTTGATTCAATTCAGACATTTGATTTAATATATAATAATATACTAATACCATCAAAACATAAATATTTCAATTTTTAATGAGTATTATTATAATGAGTAAGTTTAAACACGCAAGGCTTGTAGACACAGATATGGGCGAATATGTTGTAATTCCTTTAAAATTCAAAGATCAATCATTTCCAGTTATCATTGACAAGGATATTTACAAAGTTGTGGCTAAACTAGACAAAAAATGGTATGTGAATGATAGAGGATGTATATATTCTATAGATAAAACGAAAGATTCTAATCTGTATCTGCACGAATTAATAAAATTAATAGATAAAAATATTAATAAAATAGCACTAGAAGATAAAGCGATAATTCATCTCAATAGAATTCCATTTGATAATAGGTTAGTAAATATCAGTTATGACACTATTGACAAGAAACATAAGAAAAACCTGAAAAAGAAAAAGAGAACGGCTACATTACCTAGAAGCAGCGGAATAAAGATGTCAGATCTTCCAACATTTATGTGGTATATAAAAAATAATGACAGTCACGGGGATAGATTTTTTATAAGTGTTGATGATATACGATGGAAAAGTACGAGTTCAAAGAGAATATCATTGAGATATAAACTAGAGGAATCAAAAAAATATCTCAGGAATCTTCAAGACACACGTCCTGATATATTTACAAGTTACTCGATGAACGGCGATTTTACAGAGATAGGCAATATTTTACTGAAAGAATATTTTATTATTGCAAAGAAAGGCGGTTTTGACGATTTAAGAATGTTTTCAATGGATAAAAACACCGATAAATTTTTGTGCGAGAATACAGATGGATTATGTACATTCGAAAAAACACTTCTTGAAAAATTTAATGTGGATGATCAGGGAATGAATATTAAATCAGAATTTGAGAAATATAGAATAGATAACATTGATAAATATGTCAAGAAAATGCCCAAATATTGCTACTATATGGAAGGTACGAAATATGGAAATGATTATTTTTATATTAAAAATCATCCCCATTGTAAAAAATGGATTGGTACGAAAAATATTGATTATAGCACAAAAGATAAATTTACAGAATTAATCAATAAAATACATTCTCTAGACTAGTTTTTTAGAATACTTTGGTATTTTTATCATTATGGCTAATAATGCTAGTAAATTAATTACTATGCACAAAAGAAGAACATAATATATTATTTTTTTATATAATACTTCAGGTACTCCTTTATCACTGCTACTATCTCCTTGTAGAATAAACAGCACCACTATATACATAGCCACTCTTATGGATGACACAATAAACATCTTTGTTTTGTCATATGAAAAACAGACAGTGTCAAGTGTATTAAACGGTACAAAATAATCCCATATTTTTGAGGTGTATCCGATACAATCCGACATATACTATTATTTTATATTTTGTTTAGATATATATGATTTAATAGCTTGTTTAATAGCATCTTCTGAAAGCATCGAGCAGTGTAATTTAACAGGTGGTAACTTGAGATGTTGGGCTATAGCGTAATTTGTAATATTACTCGCCTCGTCCAATGTTTTACCTTTTAATATTTCTGTTATATACGAACTCGAAGCGATTGCCGATCCACAACCGAATGTTTTGAACTTTGCACCAGTTATTATATTATTTTTATCAACCATAATCTGCAATTTCATTACATCGCCACAAGCCGGTGCTCCAACAACTGCTGTGCCAACCGATGGATCGTCCTTGTTAAATGATCCTACATTTCTTGGATTTTCAAAATGATTTACTACATTTTCATGGTAATTCATTCGTAAAGGTAAGTTTTTGAGGCGGTATCTCTTAATTAATCTTGATGTGTATCTAGTCAACATATATATATATATATATATATATATCGTAAATTTATAGATAGATATATATGTGTAAATAAATAAAATTCAATTGTTTTATTTAATCATCTGTTTTTGACGGGGAAAATATGTAAAAATACAGACAATACTGACATTAAAAATTGAAATGTAAAATTATTACTCAGTATATATTGTTTTTATTTAGTTACTTCTTTTTTAGGACCGATCGACGTAAAAAAATTAGGCAGTACATCAAAACATGTCTATAATTACTGTCAATAATTTATGACATATTCATACAATGAATATGGGTGCAACAAATCATATTACGGATTACATATGGCTAAATGGGTTGTGTACGACTGCGATCAAAGTATGTTTCTAGATTGTATCGATAAGAAATTAACACTTGCCAATATATTTTTTGACCGCTACTTCAATCAACCCGTCGAAGCCATTCACCACTTCACGAGCTTCAGCAAACTACTTTTGGTCGCGATTTTAATCGACCCATTAAAGCCCTTGCCAACTGTACGAACCTTTGACAAATCACATTTGGCAGGCAGTTCAATAAATCCATTGCCAACTGTACAACCCTTCGACAAATTACTTTCAGTCATTATTCAGAATTCAGTCAACTCATTAAAGCCCTTCCAAAACACATAAGAATAATAAAATTGTAGCGACGATTATTTTTTGTTTCTTTATTATGCATATTGTAAAAATTGAAAATTTACAATGTCTGCACAACAAATAAAGTAACAAATATAAGTAAAATAATGAATACATTAGATATAAATGGCATATCTATACTCGCATCTTATTTACACCCAGACGAAATAAACAAATTAGGTGTAATATCAAAACATGTTCACTATAACTGTCGTAATTTCATGACATATGTATACAATGAATATGGGTACAATGAATCATATTACATATTACATATGGCTAAATGGATCGTATATGAATGCAGTGAATTATTGTTTCAAGAATGTATCTCAAAAAAATTAACACTTGTTTGTATCGAGTTTGATAACCAGTTCTCTCGACCGATCGATGCCCTTTCCTACTGTGCGAACCTTCAAAGAATTACTTTTGGCGACAGATTCAATCAATCCATCGAAGCCCTCTCCAACTGTACAAACCTTCGACAAATTACTTTTGGCTTCAACTTCAATCAGCCCATCGAAGCCCTTTCCCGCTGTACAAACCTCCAACAAATTACTTTTGGCAACATATTCAATAAATCGATCGAATCCCTTTCCCACTGTACAAACCTTCAACAAATTACTTTTAACTACTGTTTCAATCAAACCATCGAAGGCCTCTCCAACTGTACAAACCTTCAACAAATCACTTTTGGTGGCTGCTTCAATCAATCCGTGGAAGCCCTCGCCAACTGTACAAACCTTCAACAAATCACTTTTTGCGGGTGCTTCAATCAGCCCATCGAAGCCCTCGCCAACTGTACAAACCTTCGACAAATTGTTTTTTGCCGCAGTTTCAATCAATCCGTCGAAGCCCTTGCCAGCTGTACAAATCTTCAACAAATTACTTTTGCATGGGAGTTCAATCAACCTATCGAAGCCATCGCCAACTGTACAAACCTTCGGCAGCTTACATTTGGAGGGGAGTTCAATCGACCCATCGAAGCCCTCGCCAGCTGTACAAATCTTCAACAAATTACTTTTGCCCAGCAGTTCAAACAACCCATCGAAGCTATCGCCAACTGTACAAACCTTCAACAAATTACTTTTGGTAGCAGATTCAATAAACCTGTCGAAGCCCTTGCCAACTGTACAAACCTTCGACAAATAACTTTTGGCTGGTATTTCAACCAACCCATCGAAGCCCTCGCCAAATGTACAGGTCTTCAACAAATTATTTTTGGCGACATGTTCAATCAATCCATTGAAGCCCTTACCAACTGTACAAACCTTCAACAAATTACTTTTAGTCGTTATTCAGAATTCAGTCAACCCATTAAAGCCCTTCCAAAACACATAAAAATTATAAAGTCGTAACAGCGATTATTTTTTGTTTCTTTATTATGCATATTGTAAAAATTGAAAATTTACAATATCTGTATAATAAATGCAAATAACAAATATAAGTAGAACAATGAATGCATTAGATATAAATGGTATATCTATACTCGCATCTTATTTAAAACTGAACGAAACAAATTACTTTCGGCTACAACTTCAGTCAGCCCATCGAAGCCCTCTCCCATTGTAAACGCCTTGAACACATAAAATTTGGCAGACGGTTTTACCGATCGATTCAATCCCTTTCCTCTTGTATACAATTAAAAACACTTTTTGTCGGGAAAGACCTAGAAAAAATATGTGAAACTCTTCGTATTGCTTTACCCAACCTGGTAATCAACACATATTCATACTAATACTTATTTATCAGCAAAGAGATTATTGCCAATATATAAATTATGGTAAATCACAGTAATAATTTTTTTTATACAAATAGTAATCCGAAGAGTCCGGTTGATATTCGCGCAATATTATTCACGACACAATATGTTCTACCGTGCGCGGGGGCTAATAAATTTACATCAGGGGTCATTTTCAGCAAAATCTCTACTGTTTCAATCTGACTCATATTACATGAAGCCGAAGGTTGAAGCGCCGTTGGAAATAGACCTAGTGCAAACGCGTTAATTCCTTCTGATGGCTCATATTTAAAATGTTGGTGCATTTGACAATATCTAAAATATTCAGACGGTCGAAGTGTTACTCTTTCTACACCATTAAGTAATATTGTTTCTGAACTAATCAGGCTTTTACCTACCATATCAGTTAGTGTAACATTACCGCCGATATCAAATCGCTTGCGTTCGTGGGAATTTGTATAATTAAATGTATCGTTACTACTTGCAACATCATCGGACTGGACAACCCATACCATTAGTTTGCATGGCTGATTCGAAGATACTTTAATTTTTCGGGATGTTCCTTCTATTTTACTACTTGGAGTAAACTGTACTTGCTCAATAAGATAGTCATGAGTGGACCTTGCGAATTTAGCACGCTCATCAGAGTCAATATATATATAATCTACTATTATGTAACTTTCAGATATAGATAGATAATCAAATGATGGTATATAATTTGATTTCGATGTTACTCCCAGATTGGGCATAGTTGTGAATCTGCTATCTGTCCCGATTATAGTATATTTTCTAGAAGTATTTAATGACAAAATTGTATTTATTTCATTTTGGGTGAGCGAACTTATATTTCCATCATATTCGACACCAACGAGTTTTTCCTGTGTTAGTTTTACATAATACAGTCTTTTATTCAATATGTCATAATGAACAAAAAGGCCTGCTCGCTTAGTATTATCAATATTTTGTTCAATATACTCAAACTTGTTAAAGTTAGCTATATCGGATGTACATTCAATATAGTGGGTGGGTGATACTGAGTAACATTTATCAACTGTATTAAACTCGATATTTAATTTCACGTCACTATATTGGAGAGCGATTAATGGTAGGGCTAATCCCGGATTACGACAAAACCAAAAACTCATAGGTACCATTATAGTATACTCATTTTTGCTTTCTGTAAAATTAAAGAGTTCCGGTACATCACCTATATTTTTATCATGGCCTCTATTTCTGGGACCAGTCAATTCGTTCCATATATGCATCCATTCACCAAAATGTCTGTCAATTACTCGTCCATTAATTTCTATCTCTACTTTTTTTATAATCACATATCCCAACCGTCTTACCCATGCAAATGTGTTATGTTTGAATAAAGACATTCCGTTACTATCAACCGACATATTTATACCGTCATTACCAGATAGCGACTTGACTTTTGGCAATTTAATAACTACTGCGATATCGTCAACTAAATCGCCATCTTGTAATATTATACACGTGACACGTTTTCCGAAATCAGGATCCTGCAAAAAATGTAATTGTTTGTGCTCCCGTGAAAAGTTAGTATGTCTTCTATATACAACCTTAAAATATGTTATTTGAGGATCTTTTGTTAAATAAATATCCTCCACACCTTGTGCTACAAGCTGTATTAAACTCCCTCCCATTATTGTTTATAACATAGTAATAGTGAAAAATATAAGTATATTGTCCGATATAAAGATTTAATATTCCTATTAAATCTTTCTGGTTAAATTATTTAGTTAAAAATATTTAATTGAAATAATTCAGTTAAAAATATTTAATTGAAAATATTTAATTGAAAATATTTAATTGAAATAATTCAGTTAAAAATATTTAATTGAAAATATTTAATTGAAATAATTCAGTTAAAATTATAATTTTTATTTGGGGGTCCTGGAATCCAATTCTTCATAGAGTTGAGGCATTACACTTCCCATGAATTCGTTGCCAATATTAGCCTGTAATTGAGCATTATTATTGATAGCTCTCTTTAATTGATCCATATTGCTCGCCAAATATGCGTAGGTAGACTCGCGATCTTTAACCTGAGATAAAGATATATTTCTGCTTATATTAGCAAACGTTTTGTTTCTAAATCCATATGCAGATGCGTTTTCAACAAATGTATTGAGCAAGTTGTGGAGCGGTCCTAATTTTGATTCAAGAGCTTGAAGATTGTCGATCGCAAGCATAATTTTTCTGTTATCATCCTCATCCAAATGGTGACCTACTGATTCAAGTTCCTCTTTGACATTTTTCATCATCGCCTTATACGTGCTCGCGCATGCACCCCTTTCATTCGGGTGGTTTATCATGCGCGAAATCTTGTCCGTATTGTCAGACTGTGGGTAGTGAGCACCTCCTCCCATACTGCCTCCCGACATAAACGATCCAAAATGTCCGTTTGGTACTTCAAGATATCTGTCACCAAAATGAATACCTAGTTGCGGCGCTACAATGCGTGGCATATTTCGCAACAACGAAGCAGTGTACTTGTAATTGTCTCTCTGGTTAGAGTGCGGGATGAATGCATTTATACCCAAGTGTTTAATCTCATCCGGTCTGTTATCAACATGTCCGACATGAGTTATATCTTTGTCTTTGTTGAGAATTGCAGGATTTGTTTTGAGGAACGATACTAATCCCTTGAGGTATTGTTTCATGTTATCGTTGCTGTTAACTGCTTTCATTGCTTCCGGGTTCTGGTTCGCCATCTTCGCGATCCATTGTTCGACATCTTCGGGAACCTTTATCTTTCCATGGTGATCGTCTTGTACGTAACGGCCGCCAAACCCGAGTTTCTTAAGCACAAACACAGCCATTTGTGGGTTTAATTCGGCATCTTCTAACGCTTTTTTCCATAAATCGTGTTTCTTGAAAGCTTCCAAGCATATACCTAATTCTTTATTCGCACCATCTGCTATGCATTGAAGTACAGTTTTGCACTGATCACCGCTATCGGTTAAACCTGTGCCTTTGCATCCATCAAGCTTCATAGTTGATACATCAAACAGTTCTTCAGAACCATCCGGATTGCGTTTATACAATTTGGATCCTTTTCTAAACCATGTCTGGTTTCCGCCAAGCTCTTGGAAATATTCGTCAAGTGGTGTGCTGAACTGGTTTCCTTGGCGAGTATTACCATAGTCGCGGCTTAAGTTAACTTGGGCTTTCAGTATTTTTTCTAACACCGTGTTATGGTACACAGCCGTGTGAAAGTTAGAATCAGCAATGCCTTTATACTTATCGGAACCCGGTACGCCAGTGTATACAGTGGTATACAAATCACACAAATAATCTTCACTGTCCATTCTTTCAGAACTCGTGCCTGAATTAGTAGTATAATGCGCAGTTGCTCCTTTTTTAACTCTGGGTAGAGTTGTTGCAAATAATATTTTCGTGCCACCTGGCTGATCCTTCCTAAGGTTCACTCGGAAGTTATGTGCGGTAGTTGTGTCGTAAGCGTCTAATGGCACATGTACCCATCCACTTGATGTATCTTTTTTAAGTAACATGCACAAGGCGTTAAATAATTTCAATTCAGCCGGATCCTTGTGTCTCATCAAGGCATCCAACAAGTTTTTTACAGGCGTTCCACTCGCTGCTCCATGGTGAGGCGACATAAATACTCTCGTCGCAACAGTGTTAACAGCTTCTCTCGCTGCTGCTTTAGCCATGTCACTTTTGTTTAGTTCGAAATCACGTGATATAGTTTGTGCCATATTAGCACTGTCGGTGGGTCCGGTATAGATATGTCTGTATTTCGTCGCGAGATCGCTTAATTTTGCTTGTAACGTAGTCTTTAGTTCATTAGTTAGTAAAGTACGTACTTCATCTCGTGCGGTAGTCGTATGACGTTGAACTGCATCAATCGCTGTGTCTGCATCTGTCACACATTTTTCCGCCATTTTAGTTGCGACTAGAGTCAGAGCGGTATTGAGTGGCGTGTCTACTAATGCGGCTGTTTTATATATCGCATCTGTGTTATTCGATACAGTAGCACCGTAAAATATATATTTCAGAGGGGTGTTACACGCTCCCGAATTCGCCGAATATTCAGTAGACTTAGAATCAGATACTCTAGAAACATTGATATTATCGAATGCAGGGTCACCCAGATGTGCCATAGTGGCAACACTTTCTACGTGATTAATAATCGATCGTGTGAACTCGTCCGCAACATTCTGTAGAAGTGTATTATGTAATAAACCCTTCGATTCGTCCAATCCTTTGTGTGTTTGCGCCATTTTTACAACAAAATCCACGAATTCTTTGCGGAGAGATCCATCGGCATGTCCATGTGTCATAACGTGGTATAGCAGTTCATTTTGGATCTGCGACACATTTGTGTGATTCTTTAATCTTAGCTCGTAGTTGGTCCCCGAGTAGTTTGTACCCACAAACAGCTGTCCACACTCTTGATCACCGAAAAAATGCTGTAAAAAATTAGAAGTTGTTGACATCTAGTTATATATTACTATACGGAAAAAAAATATTGACATAATTATTATATCAATTATTTGCTTATAAAATTACTATATATTATTGTTATATTTTACAATCATTATTCTTATACTTTTGCTAATTATTTTGCGCAAATTTATATCTCCGGAACTGAATGACAAAAAATCCGCAGAAAATCATATATGTATACATCCATATACCAACCCATATATCAGTCACTATATTTGTTATGAATTTTTTTCGCCAAACTTTTTAATTCTCTAGAAAATTCCATATTATCTAATAGCTTCTTTGGAGTATCCATATAACCATAATAAATACCGAATAATCCGCCAGCAATTGCACCGACCGCATTTGAATCTCCAGGATGCATTGTGGCGTAAACAATCAATTTTTCCCATTTCGCATCACAGTCTATTAAAATATCATATGCCATAATGCACGCAGTATATCCACTTTCGCCGATACGAGAAGACGGGGTATACTTGACAAAATTTTCGTGATAAAATTTCATCCTGAGAATAAGGTTTTCTTGGCTTTTTATCTGAATTGGTTTTCCTTTATCAAATCTTGAATCAATATACAATTGCCAGTTCTTGATATATGTTAAGAAATCACCGAGTTCGCCGATAGAATCAATATCTATATTAGATTTAACTTTTTTTGATTTTAATATATTGAGCAGCTCTACTGGCCACAAATGGAGATCTATCCCTTCAATCGAAAATGCAACAAATAATGCTGTATTTAACCCCCCTAAAAAACCGACAGGTGAATTATGGGTCATTTTACCTAATCGGATAGCAACATCGATTAAATCATCCCGTCTATCACTCCCATATAAACATGCACCGACACACATCATTCTAACCGCGCAACTATTCCCCCCACTATGTTCGTCGTATGGTGTATGCGATGCATCAGTTGTCTCAGTAAAATTAGATATTGATTTACTCGTTACTATACCAGGATATCTGTTATATATGTTATTGTCTATTTCGTCTGCCATTGTATTGTTACTTTTAATTATTTCATTCTTTGTAGATAGAATAAATCCTTTTGCTAGATTACCTTTATATTTCAACATAGCGCGCCCCATTGACATATGATACAGAGTTACATCTGATGCTTTCCAATCGCTAATATCTAACCCATTTATTCCTCCCGACGCGATAAATCTATACAGAAATTCATTTATAATATCAAGAGTTATAACAGTTTTACGTTTTAGATCTGATATACCATTTCTAAATCCGATGGTGTCACCCAGCGAATGCAGAATAAACATCGCCTCATATTTTTCACTCATATCAATACTCATCTGTTTTTTATAATAGTAATGTATATTTTTATTATGTGCGCGTGTTGATATTACTTAAAAGATTATATAATGATAGCTTATTATTAGATGCCAAAATCCCGTGATAAATACGATAGCAATTCGCCGAGAGACAAGAGCAAGACACGTGGTAGAGATAAGGTAAAGAATAAGATTGTGCATGATGGATATGATTGGTACGCGGTATTAGGATTTACGGAAAAAGATCCAAGAGAAAGAGCAAAAATAAGCAGCGATAAAATATCGCGAGCTTTTACTAAACAACTGACAAAATATCATCCGGACAGAGTAGGAACTGTTTCTCCGGAAGATAGTAAGCAATTTAATGCAATGTTCAGACTTGTTCAGCAAGCAGGTATGGTTTTAACTAATAAAACTAAACGTGTCGCATATGATATAGAACAATCTGTACAAGATAGTTCTGGATTTAATAGTCATAAGAGTAAATTTGAAGAGTTTAAAGAGTTACAGGAAAAAACTATAACAGATGACGCAAAACACAAAGCCAAACTAGATTTTGAGAGAGGGATTGCAGACATGAATAAAAAACATGGAGCAGATAAATATTCAATAAAGGCGATCAGTAAAGATGATGCAAATCGAAAAATGGAAGATCTTATTTATCAAAGACAAATTGAACACGATGAATTAAAACCAACAAAGATATTCACAGACGGCGAAGAATTCAATAGAGATCGATTTATGAAAGCGTTCGCAAAAGATCAATATAAAAGAAACAGGAGATGCGGAACAGGTGAAGGCGTTGTACCATATGGTCAGATAGGGGCGTTTAATGATATGACTCAGACATTCGGAATAAATGACGACTATGGGGCTTTATATAGGGAGGATAAATTCGGAGGAGCTGACAAATTTGGGAAATTCAATAACAGCGGGTCTGACGTGGATTCAGATTCGGACAACAGTATAGATTCTTGCGAGATTGATACGGATTACCTAGATAAATATGTAAAAGATGGAAAAACAACAGACAATTCAGACGTGGGATCGGCGTTAGATAAATTAATGAAAGATAGAGAGAACGAAAACGACGAATACGGTACTATGGATATATCCAAATTCAAATCAGCGATGAATGATACATTTGGAATAAGTAAAAGCATGGGATTTATGGTTGGAAACAGGGAAGGAGGCGATCAGACACAGCGCAAACTTAAAAAGCAACTTGCCAATAACGAGGTTGATGCATATATGAAAATGATTGGATATGAATCGTCCGATTCAGACGACGATTCGTACAAGATAGATACTTAATTAAATCATTGCAATTTATCTAAATATTTGATAGCAGTTTTTTTACCATTCTCAAATAATTCATACAATTGATCTTTCGACAGATCGAATTCAAACATTGATAAGTTTATATTTATTCTTATCGTGTATTTTTCAAAACCGTTGCATGCAGAGAACGCAGAGCCTTCCAGGAGACAGTCGATTGTATTAATTATAAATCCCTCAAGATGTTCTATTTTCGCAGTTTCATGTGTATTTTTTCCGATATAAACACCGATAACTTGATTTAGTTTATCAGCAAATAATCGTATAGGGTAGTTGTCAATACATCCGCCATCTAAAAAAAGCTTTCCTTCATAATACACTGGGGTAAAGTATCCAGGAATTGCCATCGATATTCTGGCAGCTGTGAGTACAGGCATATGGGGAAATGTATCGACCGAAAAATAATACACTTTTTTATCATTTATACATGTACCTGTTATTATTAATTTTTTGCGTGTTTTTCTGTAATGGTCACTGAATGTGAAATTCGCGTCAAATCCTTTAGCTTCAACAACTTTTTTTAGAACTATTTCGAATCTGTCACCGCTGTCAAATCCAAAATCTGTTAGTAAATTTTGGATATGGGGTGATTTCAATTTATTTATTCCTAACATAGAAAGCAGATCTAACACATCTCTAGGGGAATATCCGCATGTTATTAATACTCCGATTAGTGCTCCTGCAGATGTACACGCCCACGTGTCAATATGTTTGAACATATCCCTATGTATTAACTCATCGATCACGCCTAAATGGGCGGTACCTTTTGCACCGCCGCCGCTTAAAACTAATATTGATTTGTGTTTACTAGTTTTTTTCTCAAGTATGTCATCTATTTCATTATCAAGGTGTTTGCAGATATTTATTTTATTCACTAAACTGTGTCTGTCATTTATTATTTTCATTATATTTGCCCTGTTTTTATTGCTATTTTCGCTATTTTTCGCGTTATTATGATTCATTAATAATCACAATAAAAAATTAATATGTATATTGAACACATTGTATATGTGAAAATATGTATTTATTTTTTTTAACAATATAAACTATTATACACTATTATGAATCGTAATATATCAATCGATGTATTGTTTCCAAACGGAGAATATAAGAAAAAACGAGTCGGTAAAATAGATACTGATACCCTTTTTGATGGGTCGACACCGTTAAGTAGCAAAAAAAATAAGTTTACGTCAGATGATTTATTGGAAAGTATTATCAAGGAACGGCACAAAAAATTAAAAAGTATTATTGATCAGTACAATAAATGTTGTAGATTGATAAAAGATGTAAATAGCAATAGTGGACAATGTATGACATTTGTTGCGCCAATATCTGTACCGGAGTGTTCAACATATTCTTCTATTGACGCGTTAGAATATATATCCGACAATTTAAGACGTAATTATTTAGACACAACAATAATAAATAATTTCACTATATTTATCAATTGGGAAGATATCGAATTTAAAAAAGAATTAGCCAAAATAAAAAAAGAGAACAATAAAAAAGATGATAAAAAAGATGATGAAAAAGACGATGAAAAAAGATAATGAAAAAAGATAACAATTAGGAACGTCTACTTGATCTCAGTACAAAATCCAATAAAAATATAATTAATAATCCTATCACACATATTATAATAAATTCCTTGATACTTGAGACTGAACTTTTTGTAATTATCTCTGTGGGTTTTTGAGAAATATGTGGCTTGTCAGTTTTTTTGTTATGTAAAATTTTTATTATTTTATGCTTGCATTTAGCACATTTAGATGCGTGATTAATTATATCATCGTCACTTGTTACACTGGCTTGACTAATACTTTCACATGACATACATTCATCAAATATATACTTCTTTTTTTTAATTTTATTTTTTAAAACTTTCCCGATCTGATCAATATCAATACTGTAATCATTACCGGTTGATTGTGACGCATAATTTGAATCGATTGAATTAAAAGAATTAAATGAATTAGATGAATTAGATGAATTAGATGAATTAGATGAATTAAACGAGTCTAATGATAAATCACTGTCTCTTGTACTTGAGTGTTCCATTATTGAATCTGATTTGGCTGAATTATCTATAGATTGTTCGTTATACTGTGAATATTTTTCGTCTTGTTGGCAAAAATCATATCCTGGAAGTTTCCTTAAATGTTCCATATCTCTTTTTAATATTTGTTTATCTTTTTTATTATCTTGACGTACTTGTTTTACCATTTGTTTTTTATTATTGTTAAAGTCCCTTGCTAGTTTATCTAGCTCGTCATTATTAGAATATGCATCTTTTATGTCACAATAAGATGTCATTTATATTACACACCAAGAAATTAATATATAATTACAAACCGTGAAAAAATATAGGGTACTAATATAGAATGGAAAATAATACTGGCACATATGTTATGGGATCTCTGTTAATCTTGATATTTATGTATTACATGTACAAAGATATGGAATTATCTAGATTTGCGACCACATTGTTTAAAAACGACTTGTTCCGAGTGATATTTTTGTCGTTGTTACTGACATCGCAGTTTAAACAATCGCCTACTAGCTCGATACTGATGGCTTTATTCTTTATTATTATCATGGATCGGATAATGACTGAAGAGACTGACGAGAATTTTACGTCAATTGGAAAATCTCTCAATACATTAGTGAGAGATACACGTATTGTATAAAAACTAACAATAATATATTAACAGCCTTAATATTTTTTAATATAGTAGTAACTAAATTAAAAATTGCGCTGTTATTTAATATAATACTTTCTTGTCAAACATTATATTTAAATATGAGTAATTCCAATCTTTATGATTTAGACGGCATGGATGCTTCTGACGACGAAAAAAATATACGTGATTCACATATAGGATTGGCTTCTACATCGACTAATATGTTTGTTGGTATGTTGGCCAATTCTGATAAAATGATTTCGTCTGAAAAAAGATGGAACTTTGGGGATGATAAAGATGAATATGAAAGAGATAAAGAACAAGAACATGAACACTATAAACCGCTAGAAAGAGACAGAAATAAGGAGAGGGAAAGAGATAATGAAAGAGATAATGAAATAGATAATGAAAGAGAGAAAGAGAGAGATAATGAAAGAGAGAAAGAAAGAGATAATGAAAGAGAGAAAGAAAGAGAGAACGAGAGAGATAAACACAGTGTGGTTGAGGATAACGAACTAGATGACGAGCCAAGAAATTATATTAGGAAAGAACATCATTCAAATTCGCCGAAAACTAGCAGACGAAATGAAACGCCGTCTGAAACCGAGGACACGTCTGCACATAAGGACGGCGACTATGACGACATTGTATTTATTAAACTTGATATGTTGAGAAAATTGGGCGAATTAAAACAATACGGTGTTACATTATCTCAGAACTATAATCTCGATTCTAATTTAAAATCAATGGAATGCGAATACAAGCTTCATTCTGACATAAGAGCGAAACAAAATGGTGTAAAATGGATGAGTCATATGTTAGTAGGTATATTAAAGGGTGTCGAGTTTCTAAATGACAGTTATAATCCGTTCGAAATAAAGTTAACTGGTTTAGGTGATTCTGTAAAGGATGATATACAAAGTTATTACGATATAATTGGCGAAATTTATGAGAAATGGAATCAGCCTGGTTCTCGAATGGCGCCTGAATTAAGACTATTACTTCTGATAGGTAGTAGTGCCGCAACTTTGCAACTCAATAAAGCGATTGGACCGATGATGTCATCAATGTTAAATCGGAACAATAGTAATAACAACGCAGAGGGCGAACTTGCAATACTTAAGAAAAAAGCGTCGGCAAACAGTGATAAACACCGTGACGCAACTCAGGAAATGGCAGATAAAGAACATGCACAAGCTCTTCAAAAGATGTCAGATATGCAGATGATGAAATTAAAAGCGATGGAATACGCAAAAATGCAGAAGGATGCGCAGAATATACACCTTGAAAAAGACCTAAAATTAACAACAGAGTCTCCCGGATTTTTTGGCAGCGATGACAACGATTCTCAATATAAATTAGATGATGATATTAAAAAAATGCAGATTGAAGTTCTTGCGAAAAAACAAAAAATTCGCGACGCAAAGACATCAATAAATGCAAAAGCTAAGATGAATTTTTTAAAGGAGGAAAGTAAAAGACTAGATGGTCTATTAGATTCATTTTCAGAAATAGATACGAATTATGATGAAAAAGAACGCGGGGATAATGTAACAGAATCGAGTACGGAATCAAAAATATCAATTAACCCAGATATAGAAAAATTAATGAATAATAAAAACAAGAAATCAGCAATGCGGAAAAAGAGAATGAACACTGTGAAGGATAAAATAACTATGGATTCAATCACTCTTGGATCAACCGAAAAAAAGAAGAAACCAAACAATATAACACTGAATAGTTGAACGATTTATATGATTAATAATAAATAAGTCTAAAGAGTTGAATTAGATTTATTAAATATAATGAGTGAATCTAAACCTAAAAAACGGGGGCGTCCGAGAAACCCAGTTGTTGCAAAACAAATAATAAAGAACAACAAGGAGGAGGATGAAATTATTTTGCGATTACAGACATTTTCAGATGATAAATATGAATCTTCTACCACTTGCACAGAATCCGATTCTAACTCTAATTCAGAAGATAATGTTTTTTTTACAATTAATGAGACAACTGATGGCGGTCACAAGAATATTAAAGCATATTCGCCCGACAATGATAACGAAACACACACAAATTCAGACGATTTGCACAAGGAACTAAAAAATAAAGAAAAAATAATAAAAAAATTAACAGATCAAGTAAACTATATGAATACATTTGGAACATATAGTGCAAACACAGCAACTAGAGATATTGTAAAGCAGTTACATGATTTAAAATTATTGGATGTTAGTAGTTCTGCAAGTATTAAAATATCTGGCAAAACAAAAATAAAGTGCTGGCATTGTACATATAATTTTAACGGTCCTCCATTTTTTATTCCTGATGCATATATTAACGGATATTTTTATGTATTTGGGTGTTTTTGTAGTTTAAATTGTGCAGCCACTTATAATCTGAACACGCTAAATGACTCCAGAACAAAAACAAGACATTCATTAATTTTAATGTTATTCCATAAAATATTCGGCACAAATAACAAACTTGTATATGCTCCCAGAAAAGAATTGCTAGAAGATTACGGAGGATTAATGACTATAAATAAATTTAGGGAGTCGTTTATGACAATTAACAAAGAACATACTATGAAAATCCCCCCTATGTTACCATTAGTGTATGAAATTGAAACGCGCACAAATGATACTGTAGAAACAGTCATTATGTCAGAGTGATGTATTATTTAGATTTAGCATATTATCAAATATTCTAAATTATTTTACAATCTTCTTTTCTGTATCAAGTTCTGTTTTAGATGTTACAGTCTTCTTAACTGGTGCGCCACTTTTATTTTTTACAGTCTTCTTAATTGGTATATCGATAGCATCATCTATATCATGTTCTACTTTAGATTTTGATTTTACAGTCTTCTTAACTGGTGCGTCACTTTTATTTTTTATATCAGATTTTATATTGATACAACTTATATCTGGTTCTGATGCTTGTTTTAATTTCATAATCATTGTAGATGGTAGAGTATCGCCATAATGCACTCTAACCGCTTGTAAAAATGCGTCGCATAGATCATCTTTCTTTTTATATGTGTTTAAATGTTTTAAATCTATGTCATTTATTAAGGCAGTTGTATATTTTATTCCAAGATCTTTTGTTATATTGTACACATCTTTATCGTTTTTACCTTTTTTCAATTGTTTATCGCTATTATTTTTATTCACTTTTAGTTTACCAGATGCAGATATATGCCTAACATTTGCCACATCATAAAGTCCTTTGTTATCACATACCCCCCTCATTATAAAATATGCAAATAGTAGATCTCCTATCGATTTCATTGTAGGATTTTTTAAAACTGGTTGGTTTTCTAATAAAACTTCATTTACTTCCATCATCTGCGGTATTTCGTCTAATTTATTATACATACTCTCTGCTAATTTGCCTTTTGACTGTTTTGTACAACTCTGATCTATTTTTCTTATACATCGCCTTTTGTATTTACCAGCCTCTATAGTGCAGTGTTTTTCACACCATCCCATATCTGTACTATCTACTATTTTAATGGCATGTTGTTTACATTTATCGCATTTGACATTGTCGAGTGGGATGACTAATTTGTAATCCGCTTTATTTATATGTGTTTTACAGTAATATCGTTTTTCATCGTCAGTCTCTTTGATACAAAAAATATGTTTCGCAATTTTTCCACATGTGCCAGAACCTCCTTTTAACATGTGCTCGCACTTCATCCTGTCATCAGTAAGATTAATTATGTCCCATTTAATAATATTAAATTCATCACCAGTAAATTTAATGATGCAATACGCCAAGTTTTTAATACCTACGTCCCAAGATACAACAGTGTGTTGCATTTATAATGTATATAATAACACTATATTTATATCTGATTTTTATCAGATATATATATCTCGTTATTTCTTACTTTCTCAAAATTATTGTCGTCACTGTCTTCATTGTCACTTAACAAAACTCGAGACAATTCTTTTGATTTTATACTAATATCTATTTTGGCGCCTTCGTTATGTATTTCAACATCGCGTTTCACCGCACGTTTTTTATACGCACCATACGTTATCGCAGGATTAATAATATTATGTGTATTATACTCTTGATATTTATTATAATCAAGTCTGCGAATAGATTTCATTATATCTGATAACATAATGGAATTACTCATATATATATAAATATATTAAAATTTGTATGACATGTTATCTTAAATAATGTCGCAGTTTATACAGATTGTCGTACTAATAACTAGATAAAATACTCAAATAATACTGTCTAAACCATACTGACTTGCAGAATAAATAAATTACATAGAAGCGGTGGACGCGAGAAGCGCGAGCGCAGTGTCAACGCACCGACTCTTCGCACCAGGAACACTCGCCCTCAGAAACAGTGCTACCTCAGTGTAGTACGTCGCAACCTGTGCAAAACTTCCCTGTGGAAAGCCTGACAGAGTGCTGAGCGCATCGCGCAGGTAATCAACCGACACGCTATCAGTCGCAGCAGCCAGTGCTCCGAGTGCACCAGCAATCTTGCAACACACGCGGGAATCTCGAGCGTGCCATGTGGCCGGCAGGTATACCTTGATCTTCCCGTCGCTGTTCACTGCACCAACTGGCACACAACATGTCTCTGGGTTGAATGTGGTAATCAGAAAACCAAACAGTGGAAACTTGGTATGGTCAATCGTGTTGGTGCTGATTGCGCCACGGCCGGCACCTCCTCCATTGTTGCCGCCATGATTGTCGCGGCTGTTGCCACCACTTGTAGTGTCACGTCCGTTACCGCGATCACTGCTGCCGTAATTGTCACGGCTGTTGTCGCGATCACCACTACGATTGGCGCATCCTCCGTTGTTGCCACCACTGGTAGTGTCACGTCCGTTACCGCGATCACTGCCGCCATGATTACTGTGGTCGTTGTCGCGATTACCACGACCATTACCGCGACCACCGTTGCGATTGTCGCCACCATTGCCATGGCTGCGATCACGACCGCCATTGCCGCCATTGCCATGACTACGACCACGACCGCCATTGCCATCACTGCGACCACGACCACGACCGCCATTGCCATGATTGCGACTACGACCGCCGTTGCGATTGCCATGATTGCGACTACGACCACCGTTGCGATTGTCGCCACCTCCGCTGTTGCCATCTCCGCTTTTGCCATCTCCACCGTTGACATCTCCACTGCTGGAAGCGCCAACAGACGTCATGGATTCACCGGAAGACATCGTGCACTGTTATCACTAACTTGCTATCACTTGCTATCACTTGCTATCACTTGCTATCACTTGCTCACTGTCGCTGTCTCAAGTAAAAGTTAATTTAAGTCGCGTGTAAAGAACAAGATATTGTAGTCCGGGCGATATGCAGGTGCGGTTATATGGTATAATTATGAAATATGTGGATAATTCAATATATTACTATTTTCAATTTTTATTGATACCTTGTCGAAACAGCGTAAAATTCCCAAAATAACCACTGTAAAAAATTGACGCGTTTATTTACTGAGAACAATTATAATTACTACTAGTAGGCACATGTCTTATAAAAAATCGATTGACTTATTAAAGAATATAATATCATATGATAAACTTCAGTCTGGTTTGGACAGTTTACCTCGTGATATCAATATTTCAACTATGACTGTATGTTGCAATTTCAATGCCAAATTTAATATAAAAAATATTGTAAAATGGTTGAAACTTGATGCGTCAGAAGTTATAGTTATTGGTACCCGATCATTTTCGAATAATACTAAAACAACTCCGACTAAGATAACCAAAACACCCAAAATAATCAAGATACCCAAAATACCCAAGATCACCGAGACAACCAAGACAACCAAAATATCCGAGATAACTAAGACAACCAAAATATCCAAGATAGTCAAGATACCAGAGATACCCAAGATAACTCATTTATTAAATGAAAATACAGCGACTGAATATACTGAAGAAAACAAAAAAGGAAGAAACTCAAAAAATAAAGAACGCACAAAACAAAAAACAAAAAGAGCATTTTACAACCAAGTAAGTATTAAAATAGTGGTACCCGGAAAACAAAAGGATAAACCGGTAAATGTTAAATTATTTAATAACGGCGCTGTGCAGATGACGGGATGCGTAACATTGGAGAATTCGCTCGATGCTCTATATATAGCGATTAATCGCTTAAATTCACATAGAGCCATAATTGAGAAAGGAAAAATTAAAGATATATTGTTCAGCGATAAAATATTAGATATATCAGACATATATGACTATAAAATCGGAATGATAAACAGTGGTTTCAAAATACCATTTTCAATTGATAGAAATAAATTGCTGATATGTATGCAACGCGATAACATGGATGTATTGTATGACCGAAATATCCATGCAGGTGTTATTGTTAAATATATTGTCAACGATGCTGATATTACAATGTTGGTATTTGAAAAAGGAAATGTTATTATAACCGGTGCAAAAGATGAAAAGCATATAAGTTATACATATGAATATATTAATAAATACTTGTTGTCTAATTATATAGATGTGGTCAAAAAACCGGAACTAAGTGAAACCCATATTTACAAGTACCTGCAATAATTTGATAAAACTAATTACTAAACTGCTTAATTAAATTAAATATTTAATTAAGAAATATAAATCCATTTTTTATATGATATGTGCCTATAAAATTTCGCGCAATTTATCGATTATCAACAGCCCTATGCACCATATTGTTTATAAATGGATTACCTTCCAAAGAAGCCTGCGGGCTCATTACTCTATTATTGACATAATATTTACTATGGCGATCCGGTTGTAAATTTGGCACAGTGCGATTATTATTGGGTATTAGTTCAGGTATTAATGCTCTGTTTATCATAATAGGATTTTTTAATTCGAACTGGGTAAATTCAACTGTCGGGCCCTTATTATAATTTGATGTTGTCGGTGCTCTACCTTTTGATATCTGTTCTTTTGTAATATTTACCGTCATATTATTGGCGTCACGTCTGCTTCTCTGAGCTTCTTGTGAACTTGCATATGCACCTCCTGCAGCTCTTCCAGATTTATGCATATCTCGCTCAGTAGGATCTGGTATATTATTTATATAATCAAATGTATATGGTTTATCATTTGCAGAATGCGCGCCTCCCCCAGATCTCTTTGATTTGTACATATCTCTTCCGGTCGGGTCTGGTATATTATTTACATATTCAAATGTATACGGTTTCTCGTTCGCAGATTGGGCACCTCCTCCAGATCTCTTTGATTTGTACATATCTCTTCCGGTCGGGTCTGGTATATTATTTACATAATCAAATGTAAATGGTTTCTCATTTGCAGATTGTGCGCCTCCACCAGACCTCCTTGATTTGTACATATCTCTTCCGGTCGGGTCTGGTATATTATTTACATAATCAAATGTAAATGGTTTCTCATTTGCAGATTGTGCGCCTCCACCAGACCTCTTTGATTTGTACATGTCTCTCTTTGTTGGATCTTGTACATCATTTGGATTGTATGAATGATGACCGTATCGATCGCCATCCATACCGGCCCCCGCTCTGTCAGTTTTACCATGAATATTTCGCATGTTGATATCTGGTATATCATTCGGATCGAATGTATGTGAACCTTTGTGATTACCATTTATACTTGCACCTGCTCTGTCTGTCTTATTATGAATATTCCTCATATTAGCATCTGGTACATCATTCGGATCGAATGTATGTGAACCTTTGTGATTACCATTTATACTTGCACCTGCTCTGTCTGTCTTATTATGAATATTCCTCATATTAGCATCTGGTACATCATTCGGATCGAATGTATGAGAACCTTTGTGATTACCGTTTATACTTACACCTGCTCTATCTGTCTTATTATGAATATTCCTCATATTAACATCTGGTACATCATTCGGATCAAATGTATGAGAACCTTTGTGATTACCGTTTATACTTGCACCTGCTCTATCTGTCTTATTATGGATATTTCTCATGTTTATATCTGGTACGTCATTCGGATCAAATGCATTATGACCCTGACTTCCTAAATTAATACCCTTCCCCGCTCTATCTGTCTTATTATGGATATTTCTCATGTTTATATCTGGTACGTCATTCGGATCAAATGCATTATGACCCTGACTTCCTAAATTAATACCCTTCCCCGCTCTATCTGTCTT